ATACAGACGCTGCGCCAACTTTGATTGATGCTTGAAAAAATATAAAAAAATAATCCGGCCAATAAGTGAAACGGCATAAGCATAACTAAACTGCAATCATTCATATAATCATATCGGAAAGGCCCATAAAATGGCGGGATCATGCACGGGCGCGGAATGCGCTGAATGAATGAGAATTTAAACTTTGGTTTTTTTTGCGCTTTCATGGTGCCCCCTTATGATGCCTGCCGGCGTTAATTGAGGCGGTGACATTCCCGATGAATACAACGGCAGAAGTCGGCGCATGGGCCTTCACTTCACTGCGATGTCACCGCCTCAATGATGTTCCCTGCCGGTTCGCGGGTTAGCTGCGCCGCCCTGTTCCGAAGCAAGGCGGCCAGCATTCGGCAGGGAACACCATTCAAGCGGTTGCGATTGCCTGAATTGGATTTGCGGTAATGATCGCATCCGCAAGATCCACAAATGTCATTTGATGCAGCTGCAGGCTGACCAGTGCTGTGCAGCTGCCATCATTTTTATTGATGATGCTTTCGCGGTCTTTGGTAACCATGAATGCTTCCGGCTTGCCCAGTTCAACGCGCCAGGCATTCGCCTTTACCACCAGATTTTCCAAATGGATTTGTGCATTTTCTTTTCTGACAAATCGCTCTTTGATTTCGGCATCCATCAGGCGACCGGTGATGATGTAATAAGCAAACGGGTTATTGGCCATTGGTGACTCCTCTCATGAAATAATCCAGCACTTTGCTGTGCGTGAAAAATTGTTTGGTGATGTCATCCCAAGCTAGAAGATTTTCCGGCGTGGTGAGTTCAAACATTTTGCGTTTGTGCAAGGCAGTCAGGCATTCCTGAATGTCCTGCATCAGTTCGGCGGCACTGGGATGTTCTTCCAATATCGCCACCTGCGCCTGCACCGCATCCAGCGATTGCTGCATGTCACCGCGCTGCGTTGGCGTAAGCGCGGCCATGATGCCCTGCATTTCAAGCATCACTTTTTGATTTGGCTGGGCATAAGCTGCAGGTGAAATATCGCCGCGGCCAAACAACGGAATGACATTGCTCATGCTGCCTGCCTTTCTTTTATTTTCTGCACCATGCCGTGAATTTTTTTATAGCTGCGGTGATAACGCTGATAATCCGCATGACATTTTTGGCAGTAACGCTGGCCTTTGCGCGGCGGATGCTTTTTGCAATTGGAGCATTTGCGCGGATAGGCTTTGTTATAAATCCGCATCATGATGCCATAGCGAAGCCAGTGCATTTTTTCATATTGCCACGGCGTATAGGGATAACCCGGATACAGCAGCTTGAATAAAGTTTTCCAAATCATGGATGCCCCCTTTGATTGCCTTGCGCGATGACCGGGCGTGATGCCCGATCATCTGGTAAAGCAACCTGGTTAGGCTGCTTGCTGCTCGGTGCGTTCGCCATCATCAGTGCCGCCATCACTGTCATTGGTTTCGCCTTCCGCTGCAGAATCCCCGCCTTCGTCCGCTCCAGGCTGATCATCACCTGCCGGATCTGCAGGTTCTGATTTGCCTTCGGTTGTTTCAGTCAGGCTGATGTTATCGCCGCCGCTGATTTCCACTTGTGTGCTATCACCTGGCGCAAGGATCTCATCTGCAGCACCGCCCTGCACGCGCAGGTTTGGTTCGCCGGCACCATTTGAATTTGCGATTGTTACTGTAACTGGCATTTTATTTTCCTTCTGTTGTGGGTTGGTTTGTGTTTTCCGCATTCTTGCGACGCTGGAATGCTTCCTGCGCCATTTTGGTTGTGCGGATGTTGTAGCGATCCACGATTTCTTCGCAGGTTCGATACGAATGCCCCGTGACCGATGCGATCAGCGGAGTAGGGCAACCGGCTTCAGCCAGCCGCGTCACCGCCGTATGGCGGAGATCTTTGAAAACCAGGTGCTGCATGTCCGGGCGCGTTTCGATTGCGCGATCGCGGATCTTGCCAAACAGGTGCGTAAACCAATCTTCCTTGAACGGCTGGCCGTTTGGTGCAGGAATTAAAACTGTTGGTGCTGGTTTGATTTTTGCATTCCGCGCGATCTGTTCTTCCAGCCGTGCCTTGACTGTAGGGATCATATCAATCGGCAGGACAACTTCCGCGCCGGTCTTGCTTTGCTTGATGTGCAATGCGCCATCGCGGTATGCATCAGGGCCAAGCGTAATGATATCGCCGCGGCGCTGGCCGATCCACTGGTTCACAAATACGGCAGTGCCGATTTCAAAATTCCCCATTTCATCCGCAGTCGCCACGATGTGCGCCACGTCATCCGGCATCCATAGCTTGCCCTTGGCCGCCTGGTTGCGGATGCCCGGACGTTCGGCGGGATTGATCTTGATCATATCTTCGCGCCGGGCATGTTCCATCAGCAGGCGCAGCACGCGCACCACGGCAACTGCCTTGGCCGGATAATCCACGCGCAACTTTTCATAAATTTTCTGCACTGTTGAAGGTTGCACAGCGACAACCGGCATATCGCCCATGAGTTTATAGAGAATGCGAAAGACGTAATCATAACCGCTGCGGGTTTTTGCTTTTAATTCCTTATAGCGGCGATGGTTTTTATAGCTGTTGATCAATGCTTCCACGCTGCCGGATTTTGCATTGGAAGCGGCGGCGATTTTCCCTGCGCGCCAGTCATCCAGTTCCTGATTAAGGCGGTTGGCTTCGCGCACAGCGTCATCAAAATCATTCGGCAAACGTTGCAGCTTCCAGCCGGCATCGCGCAATGCCTTTGGCGGTTGCCAGTAATAGCGTGCGCAGCGATCCTTGCCAGGCCGCATCGTCAGATGGCGGATCTTAAAGGTTGCCATGCTGCAATCTTTCGCCTTCAAAATCTGCGTCAAAATTCATCAGGCCGTTTGCATACAGCCGGCGCACCGCGCCGCAATAATTTCCATCCTTGGTGCATTGCGCAATGATGCCGCGCGCCAGCATGGCGGTCATCTGCTGCTTGATTTTGGATGCCTCATGCGATTGCACCGCGCATTCCTTCCCGGTTGGCGTTGTCCATGTCAGCCGAAAAACCGGCGCGGGTTTTTCCTTCAGCAGCATCAGATGGCTTCCACCGCGAGATCCGCCAAACGTTCATCCAGCCGTTGGTTCCATTCGTGGTTCATGCGGATGCCATCGCCGGCAGGTTCAATGCCCGATTTCCGGCGCGCTGCCAGCCAAGCCTTGATGGCTTCAGGATCGTATTTCGCGCGGCCATTGCGGCCTTCACCCAGCACAGGCCGCGGGAAATCCTGCGCGTAAAGGCGATCGCGATTGAGATAAAACCACGTGATCGATTTATCCAAGAACTGCGCTACCTGCGCAGAACTAATTAAGCGGCTTTCCATTCTGTTCCTCCCTGGATTTTTTGAATTCAATTAAAAGTTCATCGATTGCGTAATCATCTTCAGCAGCTGCAATGGCTTTTTTATATTTTTCTGATGCCGCGGATGTCACTGCATTGTATTCCGCACGCGCAGCTTTAATTGCATCGCTGCGGCGTTTGCGTGCGGCGGCGATTGCCGCATCATTGTCATTGATGCATGGCATCATTTTGACAGGTTCGCTGAAGGTGATGTTCATGCCGCAGGCCTTAAAGTTTTTTGATATTCGGCGATGGCAAAGCCAATCTTGTGCGTGGTTTCCCAAGTGCGGACAGCACTGCCTTCGGCTTTTTCCAGAAAGAAGGATCCGCGCGATTCAATTACCAGGTATGAATTGCCGCCAATTTTTTTGGCTCTGCAGAAATAGCCCACTTCGACCAGGCTGCCGAAGCGCGCGCAGCCGTTGCTTTCCAGGTTTCGTTCCAGCACGCCCAGCTGGTAGGTTGTCAGCGGCGGCGTGTGCTGCTGATTGCGGCGCACCGCGGCGATGGCATTCGGATCTGTCAGGCCCTGATCTTCGGGGCGGCGAATATTGCTCATGACTGGCCGCCTGTCTGGCTAAAGCCAAAATCCCGCGCCTGGAAACGGCGGCGTGCATCACGGCGATGGCGCCAACGCGCCAGCTGGCGGCCAGGCCAAGCGGCAAGATCCAGCAAAGCTAGAAACGGCCAAAAGGCCACGAAATACAGGTGTTCAGGTTTAATTTTCAGTCGCATGATTGCCCCCTATAAGGACAATCTAAACAATATGTTTAGTTTTGTCAAACTAATTCAAACAATTTGTTTAGTTTAATTAATTAAATATAAGAATGTTAATGAAAAACAGTTACTTATTAAGTCATTTCTGTTGATTTTTTTCCAAACCACTTGAGGGCTTCCAGGCCGAAGCCAACCTTAATTAACCACCAAAAAATAATTTTAATTGCATCCATAGCAAAAATTTTAGAATCAGGGTGGCGCATAAGGATGTAGGGTAAAATCAATCCAAGGGCACAATCTAAAATCAGATATATTGCAGGCAGGAATAAATAACTTTGCTTAGTTGCAACTCCATTATCTGTGAGCCTTTTAGGTAATAAAAACCATAAAACATAACAAAATCCCAAGCCAAACAAGATAGCTAATAATCCAAATATACTTGGTGAAATCCATAAAAACATATAAAAAAACCATGGAGCAACAGGCAAACCTAAAATGATTATCAGCTCTCTGAATGCAAAAATTTGCCGATATATCACCCAATTTTTGCGGATCCATTTAATCATTCTTTCTTCTGCCCATCATTTGATTTGTAGGATTTTGCCATATTCAAATAAATTTTTCTTTCTGGCTCGGCCAGCCCGCGATAAGCAGATAATAATTCTTTTTCATCATTCTGCAGCATTGATATACCCAGTGGACCTTCGGTGATTTCCATGGGATGGCACTCAAGTGCGACGGCTAAGCGTTGGATCCAATCCCATGTGAGGCGACGCTTCCCTTTTTCTAAATTATAAATTTGCTGGGAAGTAGTACCAATTTTTTCAGCCAGCACTTCCTGCGTTATTTCGCGCGCTTCGCGCAGCTCTTTGATGTAATTCTTCATGCTAGATTATAAACAAATTGTTTATAGGAAGGTAATAAACAGTATGTTTATTTGACCTTGCAAAAACTAAACAGATTGTTTAGTAAAGAATCATGAACCTGAAACGGTATCTTGAAGACAACTCGATCGCGATGTCCGCCTTCGCCCATGAGATGGGTGTTCCGGTGCCGACCGTATGGCTATGGGCTGAAGGTAAGCGGATTCCGCGCCGTGAAAAAATGATCGAAATTGCAGCCTGGTCCAATTACCAGGTTTTGCCCAACGATTTTTACGGCGTTGAAGCGCCGATAAAACCCGTTTCCTCCAAGGAACCGGTGCGCGGGCGGGGGTTTTCAGGCCCCCCGCCTGCCCATCAGATGGATCTTTTTGGTGAAGCGGCATGAGCATGGTTGCTTCCTCTTCCTGTCTGCGCAGTGCCGGTGCCATGGCCTCTGCTTATTCATTTACGCAGAGACAGACAGGAAAAACCATGACCAAAGCGGACATCAAATTTCCGATTTCCATCGGTGACAACTGGGCCAATTTTTTGGCGCAGCAATACGACGGCCGCCATGCCGCAAAGCGCATCGCGCAAGATTTCGGCTGCGAGCCGCGCACGGCAAAGGCTTGGTTGCAAGGCCAGCCGCCGCAGGCCGCGCAGTTGGCGCGTGCCGGTACATTATTCGGATTATCAGCGATTAGTTCTGTGCTGCTGCCTGGCAGTCACGATCACAATCGCATGGAAATTTTCGATCAGCTGGCCGTGCTGAAAGCCGGGCTGGATGATGTTTCACAAAAACTGGAAAGGCTGCGCAATGAAGAATCTCATTAAGGCGCTTCAAATGTTCATCGCCCGACGCTGCACTGCGTTGGGATATTTTTTCTATGCAGCGGCGGATTACTTTGTCCGCCTTGCTGTTTCGCGGGGGAAAAAAAATGAAAAAATACATTTCGAAGGCTGATGCAGATGGCCGCAAAAAAGAAACGCGCACCCAGCGGACGTGCCTGCGGTGCCGCGGGGATTTTCTTAGCCGCGGGATATTCAACCGTCTGTGCGGACATTGCAATAAGGTCGCGCTGGAATGCCACCATATCGATGTGGTTGCAGTGATGCCGCGCGAATTACCGCAGATGGTCGCATAGCATGAAGCGCAATCTGATTTCCATTTCAGAATTGGCATCGATGCTGGCCGGTCAGATCGATACGCTGGTTGCAGAAATTTTGCCCAATGGAAAACGCGAAGGCAATGAATGGCGCGTTGGATCCCTGGCGGGTGAGCCTGGCAGATCACTGGCAGTTAATTTATCCGCGGCGCGTGCCGGCGTGTGGTCTGATTTCTGCAGCGGCGAATGCGGCGATGCATTGGAATTGGTTGCTGCGGTTTTATTTCGCGGCGATAAAGGCGATGCCGTTAAATGGGCGAAAAGCTGGCTCGGCCTCGACAATGCGGATCCGGCGCGGATTGAACAGCAGCGGCGCGTTAATCAAGAAAACCAATCGCAGCGAAAATTAAAAGCCAAACAGGATGAAGAGCGCATTCACCGCATTGCGCGCGGCTTGTGGCATAACGCGGATCCAAAAATTCTGGGAACGCCGGTGTATGAATATCTGCTGGCGCGCGGCATCGATCTGAAGCGGTTGCCGAAACTTCCCGGATCCATTCGCTATTCACCTGATTGCTGGTGCGATGAAGTGCAGCGCAAAATGCCAGCGATGGTGACAGCCATCATGAATGCGGATGGCCAGCATATCGCCACGCATCGCACATACCTGCAACTGGGTCAGCCCGTGCAGAAAGCAAAACTGATTGATGCGAAAAAAACACTCGCGCCATATCGCGGCGGTTTTATATCCTTGAACCGCGGTGCATCAAGCAAACCTTTGAAGGCTGCGCCGGCAGGCGATAAAGTTATCATCTGCGAAGGCATTGAAGATGGTTTGTCGCTTGCCCTCGCCTGCCCTGAATACCGCGTGATCGCGGCTGTATCGCTTTCCAATTTCCGCAATATTGAATTGCCGGAAATTATCAAGGACGTGATCATCGCCGCGGATAATGATCAGGGCAATATCAAAGCCATGGATTCACTCGACGTTGCGATTTCGCATTTCATGCGCCAAGGCCGCCGCGTTTCCATTGCGCGGTCAAGCGTCGGCAAAGATTTTAATGATCTGCTGCAGGCAAATCGCGGAACCATTACAGCCGCGCGCGCGGCAGGCGGTGCCGCATGAGCGATCAACTGCAAGAGATCCGCGGCGTGATTGAAAGCGCAGAACCTGTGGCGGCTGCGCCAGATGCGGGTGTCGGCGAAAGAAAACCCAAGACCGGGGAAAATGCCCTGGATCCGCGTTGCCCTGTCATTCCGCTGGGCATCAATGAAGATTGTTATTATTACCTGGATGCCATGCGCCAGATGCGCATGCTGAAAGCCGGTAAGCACGCGCGCCTTGAAGTCATGTCATTGTTCGGCACGAAAAATGATGTGCTTTACAAACTTTGGCCGCGTCATGGCAAAGATGGTGAAATTACCGGCTGGCGGCCTGAACTTGCCGCTGAAGATTTATTCAAAGCTGCTGCAGATTGTGGCGTGATGGATGTGGTTGATCGCGTGCGCGGACCAGGTGCATGGGCTGATGAAGATGGCGATCTGGTGATGCATTGCGGCGATGCGATTTATCACAAAGATAATATCCTTGAACCTGGTCGGATCGGCAGGCACGTTTATCCCGCTGCGCCCGAAAAGCCGCGGCCATCAGCCATCGATCCCGGTACGCAACCAGCTGAAGAATTGTTTGCGCTTTTGAAATCATGGAACTGGCGCAGGCCGGACATTGATCCGCACATGTTGCTGGGCTGGATCGGCGCATCGATGATTGGCGGCGCATTGAAGTGGCGTCCGATTGCATGGGTCACCGGCGATAAAGCAACAGGTAAATCCACGCTGCATGAAGTTTTGAAAATGGTTGCGGGGCCTGGCGGATTAATTTCCGCATCCGATGCAACTGCTGCAGGACTTTGGCAATCAGTCGGGCATTCATCGTTGCCGATTGTTTTGGATGAGCTTGAAGCTGAACAAGATGATCGTAAAGCATCTAACATTATCAAACTGGCCCGGCATGCAGCCAGCGGCGGCAGCACATTGCGCGGCGGATCTGATCACAAAGGCACCAGCTTCACCATTCGGAATTGCTTTTTGTTTTCATCCATCCTGATCCCGCCAATGCTCGGCCAGGATGTCAGCCGTATGGCGATTTTGAATTTGGATAAACTTGAAGGCGCAACTTCTCCACGCCTTGAACCCAGAAAACTTGCAGAAATCGGCGCAGCTTTACGCCGCAGATTAATTTCCCAATGGCCACAGCTGGAAGATCGGCTGGAAACATACCGCCAGATGCTGGCGCAAGCTGGTCACGGCGGTCGCGGCGCGGATTTATTCGGCACCATTCTTGCGTGTTATGATTTGCTAATGTTCCCTGCGCCACCTGATAGCGATACGCTGCAGGATTGGGCTGAACATTTCAACAAAGCGAATTTGGCGGAATCGGAAAACGATATCGCCGATCATGAACGTTGCCTTTCGCACCTGATGACGCAGATCGCAGATATTTACCGCAACGGCGAACGCCGCACGATTGCATCATGGATCCAGCAAGCAGCAGGAAAGTTACCAGGCAAAACTGATGATGGTGAAGCGAACCGCGTGCTGGGCAGTTTTTGCATGAAGGTGGCGAAGGTCGATGATGTGCAATATCTTTTTGTCGCCAATAGCGGCGCTGGCATTGCATCGCTGTTCAAGGATTCACATTGGGCCGGACGATCCGGCACCGTTGGCGTGTGGGTGCAATCCCTGCGCCGCATACCAGGCGCGTGCGCGCATGGCAGCAACCTGCGCTTTGAAGGCGCGCCGCTGCGCTGCACACGCATTCCCATCAAAGAAATTTTAGAGGATTGAGGCCGCGCATGAAGATTAGATGCGCTGACCGCGCTTTCACCTGGTTCACTCCTGAAACCACAGCTTTTTCAAACAATCCTTTGGGTTTAACGGCTGCAACGCTGCAACGCATCTGCAACGCTGCCGCAACGCTGAAAGGATTTTGTAAGTATTTGGGGGGCTTGGGAAAATTACCGTCTGCAACGCTGCAACGGTAATTCTCTCATGTCCTCATGTGCGCGTGCGCGTGTGTGCATAACACAGCGTATGCGTTGCATGCGGTGCAGGCGTTGCAGTTTGGTTATTATTCTTTTTTTCTCTTTAATAATAAAGAGTTAAGAAGAAAAAGACTGCAACGCTATCTGCAACGCAGGCGCAACGCTTGGGTGTGAGCCGCAGAGTTCTGCGGAAAATGAATTAAATATGGGGGTTTTATTCGTGTCTGGTATGGCTGAAGGCGAAAAACTGGGTTTATCCACGGCTGTGGCGTTGCTGCATGATCCGGCTGCGCCCGTGCCTGGTGATGTGCAGGTCGAGCAGCTGGAACTGCTGCCACTCACACAGGCAGGTGCATCCGTTTCCGGCGCGGAAAATTTGGCTCCTTCGGTTCGGGGGGCGGGGCGGCCAGTTGGATCTAAGAATAAAAACACTGAAGCGTGGCGTGATTATATTTTATCGCGTTACCAGTCACCGCTGGTCGCGCTGGCGGAAACCTATTCGCGCAGCGCAAAAGAACTTTCAAAAGAACTTGGCTGCCCTGTGGTCAAGGCGTTTGAAATTCAGATATCAGCTGCGAAGGAACTTGCGCCGTATGTGCATCAGAAGATGCCGATTGCGGTCGATGCTGGCAACGGCGGACTGATTAGCCTGGTGATCAACAATCAGATCGCCATGTCGCAGGGCGTGCCGGATGCCGGGCCAACCGCACTGAAAATCATCAATCAAAAAGATGATGAAAATCAATTACTTAATGATAAGGATTTGCAACAGTTTAACGCCGCAGAGTTTAACGAAAATCCAAAAGATTTTGAATATCAAGAAGTTAGCAACAGCGAACAGGCTGATTAGGAATAAGACGGATGCAACTGAACTTTGACCCGCCCGGCCCCGTCAGCAAAGCCTTCATGGACTGCAAGCTGCCTGTGAAATTTATCATGGGGCCAGTGGGCAGCGGCAAGACCAGCTGCATGATGATGGATACGATCTATGCCGCCGCCGCGCAGCCGCGCAGCAAAATCGATGGCGTGCGTTATTCAAAAGCATTGTTCGTGCGCGAAACATTCCGCCAGCTGTATGGCACCACAATCCCATCCTGGTGGCAGTGGATGCCCAAGAATGTTGGCGAATGGAAAGGCGGCGGCAATGAAGCTGGAAGCCATCACCTGCGCTTTCAGCTGCCGGATAGTAGCATCGTGGATCTGATCGTGATGTTCGAAGCACTGGGCGAACAGAATGTGGAAGCGTTATTTCGCGGTAAAGAATTTAATCTGCTGCGCCTCAATGAAGCGGATACGCTGGTGCCGGATGTGCTTTCGCAGGGCATGATCCGCGTGATGCAAGGCCGTTATCCGGGCGAAAAGCATGTGGATCCCGCGCTGTGCGTGAAGGGCGTTGCTGGCGATTACAACGCGCCGGATATTGAGAATTATCTTTATCACCTGATGGAAGAAAACCGCCCTGAGAATTTCGGTTTCTTTCGTCAGCCTGGCGGCATGGATCCACGCGCAGAGAACCGCCAGCGCGCCACGCTGGAAACTTATACGGCTATGGAAGCGGATCTGATCGCGCAAGGCCGCGAAGATCTGGCGCGGCGGATGATCCATAACCAGTACGGCTTCACGCGCGATGGCAAGCCTGTGTTCATCGAATATCGTGATGACTTCCATTGTGCCGGTGAAGAGCTGCAGCCGGTGAAGGGGCTGGCCGTGCGCGTTGATTTCGATCAAGGGCTGCATCCTGCTGCAGTGCTGCGGCAGAACATGCCGAATGGTCAGCTGCGCATCCTGGATGAATTCTATTCTGAAGGTGGCGCAAAGGATCTGTGCGAGCAGCTGAAGCGTGCGCAGGGTTCATCGAAATACGCTGGCTGCAAATTCGTTGGTGGCCGCTGTGATCCTGCAGCAGCTGCACGGGATCCAATCGAAGCAGAAACCTGGGTGGATGCTGTGAACCGCCTGATGAACTGGAACGGCAAAGACCGCGTGCAGGCTGCGCCAACAAACGATCTGGATAAGCGTGCAAGCGCGGTGCGGATGCGATTGCGCACAAACGTGGGTGATGGTCGCCCTGGGCTGCTGATCAGCACAACGTGCCGCGTGGCGCGCAAGGGTTTTAACTCTGCGTATCAGTATCGCCGCAAGCGCACAGCCGGCACAGCGCAGTACGATGAAGCGCCGGTCAAGGTGTTTCCAATTTCGGATGTGCAGGATGCGATCCAATACGGCGCGCTGGATGAAGGCGGATATGAAGAAGTGGTTGGGCGTGAAGCAAGGCGATCGGTTACAGGCGGCAGGACAATCATTGCGAAAACAGCCTTCAATCTGTTTGGACGTGCAGCATGAATACCGATGTGATTGCAGCGTTGAAAGTCTTTAAGCCGCGCGCCGTTGATGCGTGGGTATTCGAGGATGCGCGCAAGATGCGGCAGATTATATTTCAAATTCTAAACTTCCCTGCCATTGCCTGGCCGTCATGTGATGCGCCAGTGTTTATCTGTGGCATCGTCAAGCAAATGGGCGTGGGTGAAGTTTGGCTTTTGACAGGTGAAGGTTTTGAAGATGTCTGGCGCAAAGCTGCACGGGTGCAAAAAAACCTGTGCGAGACTGCATTCAAAGTTTTTAATCTGCACCGCCTTCACATGCTGGTGGATAGCACGCGCGAAGATGCAAAGCGTTACGCGCGCATCGCAGGGTTTGAGTATAGCAACACCAATCCGGGCTTGGGCCCGCGCGGTGAGGATATGGACTTTTACATTTTCAAAAACAGCGGAGGGGCAAATGGGTAGTATAGTTCAAGGATTAATTGGCGGCGGCGGTGACATGAAAAAGTCACAGCGTGCGGCTGAAGCAGAGCGCGCAAAAATGATGGAAGAGCAGCAAGCTGTTCAGTCGCGCGCGCGGCAACAAGAAGAAGATCGGCAGATGGATATTGATCGCAAGGCTGCAGAGACAAACAGCGCATTGCGTGCCCGTCGTGCTGGCCGTGCGATGCTCGAATTCCAGGATGACAGTAAACGCGGAACATTAGGTTAAGGGGATTGTCATGAGACTTGCAGAAAACGAAATCCTGTTCAGATCCAATAGCGCATGGGCTGAACGGGATCTGTGGCGCACGCGCCTGCAGCAGGCATACGAACTGGCGTGCCCATATCGCAATCCGTATCAGGAAAACAATAAGGGGCCATCAAGTACGGATTATTTGTTTGACAGCACGGCACTTAATTCTGTGCCGCGCGTTGCCAACCGCATCATGAACGATCTGATGCCGCCCGGCGAGATATGGTTTGATCTGAAAGCCGGTCCGCTAACGGAAAAAGATAAACGCGAAGAAATTAATTCTGCACTGGATAAATTTGTCGAGTTGATTTCTGTGCCATTCAGATCCGGCCCGTTCGTGCTGGCTGTAGTAGAATATTTTCTTGATCTGTTGGTGGGCGGTATGGCTGCCATGCTTGTTCTGGAAAATAACAATGACGATTCAAATCCGGTAACTTTCAACACTGTAAGCCAGGCCGAAGTTGCGATTGAAGAAGATGCCAATGGTGCGATCTGCGGCGTTTATCGCAAGCGGAAAAAAATCAAAATTCGGATGATTACCCGCACATGGGATGATGCACAAATTCCAGCAGAGATGCAAAAACTGCTGCAAACAAAAAATAAGGGCAAGGACAAGGATCCTGAAGTCGAATTACTTGAAGCAACCTATCACGATCCAAAGGCGAAAACCTGGTATTACGATGTGCTGTGGATTAACGGCAATGAACCTGTTCGCATTGTTGAAAGATCGTATGATGATAATCCTTGGCAAATCACGCGCTGGTCAAAAATACCGGGCTGCGCGTATGGCCCCGGCCCTGTGCTGATTGCACTTGCTGATATCAAAACCGCGAATAAAACAGTTGAATTAATTCTAACCAATGCCGCCTTGGCAATTGTTGGAATTCATACGGTTGCCGATGATGGTGTTACCAATCCTGATAATATCAGGTTGGCGCCAGGTGCGCTGATCACTGTGAAATCAAACGGCGGCGGCACGCTGGGCGCATCATTGCAGCCACTTCAAACGGGCCGGAATTTTGACGTTGGCCAAATGGTGCTGGATGATTTGCGCGGCAATATCAAAGCGGCATTGCTGGATAATGCGCTGCCAGCTGCGGATAAGGGTGTGCGGTCTGCTACGGAAATTGTCGAGCGCATGCGTGAAAATATTCAGGACTTCGGCGGCGCGGTTGGGCGCATCACAAGCGAATTCATCGTGCCATCTGTTCGCCGCGTCACCAATATCATGGCCAAGCGCGGCTATGTTCCGAACATTAAAATCGATCAGCTGGGCGTGAAGGTGCAAGTAAATTCACCGCTGGCCCGTCTGCAGTCTGTGAACGAAGTCGAAAATGTTGTGCGCTGGCTGCAATTGATTTTCTCACTTGCCGGACCTGAAGCGCTGACGCTGGCGGCTGTTCCTGAAAAATTACTACCTTGGCTTGCTGAAAGAATGAGCGTTCCGGGCGATCTGGCGCGCACTGAAATTCAAATCAAAAAGTCGATTAGTAAAATGGCCGAAGCGGCCATGGCTCCTGCTGCACCAGAAACGATGCGGCAGCCGGCTGAATCACCATCAACAAACTACGCTATGGCAGCGTGAAAGGCGGCACAATGAATGCGGAAGCAAAAAAGTTACTCGAAGAAAGTGGGCTATTGGATAAAGGTTGGAGCAATTTGGCAAAGAACTTGGCCGAAGCACCGATGCAAGATGCGGTGAAAAGCCCCGAAGCTGAACTTGCAATGGCTTATGCGCGGGTCAGCAAAACAGCAGATGGGCAAAAAGTCTTTGAACATTTGCATTCGGTAACGCATGGGCGATCCAGCTGGTGGCCCGGCGGCAGCCCCACGATGGAGCAATGCACGGCTTACGGCTTGCTGCGTGAGGGGCAAAACGGTCTTTTTGAAATGATGCAGGAACTGGTGCGCAAAGGCGGCAGGCTGCTGGATCAAGGCAAAAAGAAATCCAGAAATAAATAAACACTAACGGCAGCAGAGGCAACATGACAAAGCAGACACAAGAAAAACCCAATCACGAAGCGGCAGCTGAAGATGCTGGCGCGCCTGATAAAACCAAAGGAAAGCCAGCTGTAGAAGCTGGCAGTGAAGAAGATAAGGCTGGCGATAAAGGTGCCGGTCAACCTTATTACCCTGAAAAATTGCCCGAACATTTTCGCGGCAAAAGCGATCAGGAAACGATTGATCAATTGCTGAAAGGTTATTCTGGCGCGCGTGATGAGCTTGCCGGGAAAGGTAAAATCATTCCCAAAAGTGCAGATGAATATCAGCTGGAACTGCCGGAAGAAATCAGCAAGCAGGTATTCAAGCCGGATGACAGCGGCAAGGATCCGATCTTCGAACTGGCACAAAGCATCGCGCTGAAAAGCGAAATGCCGCTGTCGTCGTTTCAGAATTTCATGACAGAATTCTTGCCGGCTGCCATAGAGAAATTAGGCATTGCGGCCAATGATGCCGGCGCGGCTGATGGCGATGATTCCATGGACAGCAATTTCCAATCCTTTGGCGGCGTGGAAAAGGCCAAGCCCGTGCAGGACGCGGCAGCGTTGTTCATCGAAACGCTGAAAGGCAAGGATGGCTTTGACGACAACGTGATCGAAGAGCTTAAAGTCATGTCTCGTTACGGCACCGGCCTGAAAGTTGTCATGGCCATGCGCGCGATGACGGGCGAAAAAGCAATCCCGGTCAATGTGAATGCGGAATCTTCAGATGCCAAATCGCTGGATGCGGAACGTCAGGAATTGATGCGATCCAAAGATTATTGGAGCAACCCGCAGAAACAGGCACGTGTGGCGGAAATTTTTGAACAACTTTTCCCTGAACAAAAATAGGGGGTTCAAAAAAAGACAATTCCAAAGAGAATAGAATCAAACGGAGTCGCCTTCCCAGCCACAGCTGAAAGGCGGCTCCCCCGCCCTTCGCCGGTATTGCAATGCCGGCGGACCGGGCCGGATCCCTGAAGCCGGTAATTATCAGGGCCCACTAGGCGGGGATACGCCCAGGGAATGGACCCGCGTTAAGGTGGCACCCAGGGGAAGCGAAAGCATCCCGTCAAGGCCCGCTTCATAACAAGGCACTCGGCCCGAAACCAGGATCGAAACAACCTTAACTTATGGAGCGATGTAATGTCGAAAGATGTCAGTAATGCTTTTATCAAGCAATATGAAGCAGAAGTTCATGAAGCCTATCAGCGCATGGGTTCTGCTCTCCGCAACACTGTGCGGAACAAAACCAATATCCAGGGGGCCAGCACTACTTTTCAAAAGGTAGGCAAAGGCGAAGCCGGACAAAAACTTCGTAACGGCAAAGTGCCTGTTATGAATATCGATCACGATCCCGTAGAGTGCATCCTGACGGATTACTATGCAGGTGACTGGGTAGATAAACTGGATGAATTGAAAATCAACATTGATGAGAAAAAAGTTATCGTCAATGCGGGTGCTTATGCTTTAGGCCGTAAAACAGATGATCTGATCATCACGGAATTGGCAGCAGCATCCGGCGGCCAGGTGATCGCACATGGAGCTGCTGGCCTGACACTTCCCAAAATTCTGCAAGGCTTTGAATTGCACGGCACAAATGATGTGCCGGATGATGGCGAGCGTTATGCAGTTATCGGCTGGAAGCAATGGTCACAACTGCTGCAAATCGATGAATTCGCAAATGCGGATTATGTCGGCACGGATGATTACCCATGGCTGAACGGTGGCCAAGCCAAAAAGTGGTTAAACACTTTGTGGATGCCGCATTCAGGCTTGCCGGTCGCAACCAATATCAGATCCTGCTTCTGGTATCACAAAACCGCAATCGGCCATGCATCAGGCGCGGAAGTGCAAACTGATATCTCCTGGCATGGTGATTATGCTGCTCACTTCGTGAATAGCATGATGAGCCAGGGCGCGAAGATGATCGATGAACTGGGCGTTGTCGAAATCGAATGCAGTGAAGCGTAATTGAAGAAACCAGCCGCAGCAATGCGGCTGGGATCTGCAGATTGTGTTTTGAGCGTTTAACAACTTTTGAAAGGAACCAAAAATGAGCTTTGATATTAAAGCAATGTCCACCATCCATCGTGGTGGCAGACTTGCAACCGGCGTTGATGGCGTGAAAAGCCGCCACGCTTACTGGTCGAATGATCTGATGAACTCAATCATCGCATCAGGTTATTTTAATGATGCGGCCGATTACCTGAAGAAGGGTGATCTGATTGAAGTAGCAGCGGATATTGATGGCACACCAGCAACAAATATTCTGGTTGTGACTTCAGCATCCGGCGCAACACCTGTTACCACGCAAGGCCTGGCAACGGTCACGCAAACTTTCGTTGGCGAAAAGTTTATGGAATTAAGCATTCCTGTAACTGATGGCACATATCAGCTGCTTGCTTTTCCTAAAGCTGGCACGCTGGCGGAAATCAAAACGCTGCTTGATGGCGCAATCACCACAAATGATGCGGTGCTGACGTTCAAGAAAAACGGCGTTGCGATTACGAATGGTGTGGTGACTATTGCAAACTCTGGATCAGCCGCTGGCGATCTGGATACTGCAACACCAACTGCTGGAAATGATTTTGCTGCAGGCGATAAGCTGACAGTAACCGTTTCCGGTACTCCTGGCGGAACGAAAAACGCCAAGACATCATTGCTGATTAACGCTTAAGGGTAATTGCGGCAGATGGCGGTTAAGACAGACATTGACGTTTGCAATGCGGGACTTTCCAAACTTGGGCAGTTCAGCATTGATGGCTTTGATGATACAACTGATCTTGCCGCCATTTGTTCGCGCATTTATCCCATTGTCCGTGATAGCTTGTTATCGCGCCATGAATGGCGTTTTGCTACCATCATGCGCCAGCTTGCACGTGATGCTGATGAAACGCCCAAAGTTAAATATGGATATGCATACCGCCTGCCGGCAGATCTGATCGATGGGCCAAATGCCGTTTATGAAGCCGGAGGCCGTAATCCCGTTAAGGATTTTCAGCTTGTCGGCCAGTTTATTTATACAGACCTTGAAACAGTCGTGATTGAATATCGTGCGCGCGCGGCAGAAAATATCTGGCCAGCATGGTTTGAAGATCTGGTCGTTGAAGCCACGGCTGCGGCGCTGGCAATGCCTGTGACGGAAACCCTGAATAAAGCGCAATACCATAATCAAATTGCATTCGGCCTTCCCAGTGATAACGGCGAAGGCGGACTTTATTCGCAGGCGCGGCGTCTGGACAGCAAATCCAAAGTCAATAAATCATTTATTCCCAGCAGTGGGGGGCCTCTGATCGAGGCGCGCGGATAATGCCAGTTATCCGGGGGATCCAAACAAACTTTACTTCCGGCGTGCTGGATCCGCTGCTGGCAGAGCGTGAGGATATCCGCTTTTATTATAACGGCCTGGAAGAAGGCGAAAATATTGAAGTCATCCCGCAGGGCGGTGTGCGCCGCCGCCGCGGGCGCAGGATCTTGCGCAAGCTGGCAAAAACATTTTCAGCAATCAGCCTGGTCAGCGCAACTGTTACCGCGCCGAATGGCGGCACCACGGGCAATGTCAAGGATGGCGATGATAGCACTGTGCTGGAAACTACCAGTAACCTGGGCACCACGAATCCATTCGTGATTGCGCATATCGATTTGGGCAGCAGCCAGCAAATTGATCGTATCGATATCCTGAATTATAAACTCACAACCGGCACGCTGAATGACGAAATCTTTGTGCAAACCAGTGCAGATAATTCAGCATGGACAAATTACGGTTCCGCTTTTAACTGGGGCAGCAGCAACCGATCCAGGCGGATCCGTGGAAATGCAGCCGCCCGTTATGTGCGCGTTGCGCGTATTGGTGCCACCAACATTGCCGCGCATGCGTTTATCGGGGAAATTAAACTGTGGCAGGAAAGCAATACACTTTCCAATGCACGCATGTTTCCATTCGCACGGTCAGGCGATGACGCTTATATGATGGTTGCCACTGATGGCAATGCTGACATTCTAAAAGGTGATGAAACTGTGGCGGCGATGGCGCTGCCTTATGCCCAAGCGGATCTGCCAATCGTCAATTATATGCAGTCACTGGATACTATTCTTTTCTTTCATCCTGACCATCAGCCACGGCGGGGCTTTCGTCAGGGCAGTGACGATGAATTTGATTTTCGCAAACAGGATTTTGAGAATATCCCGAATTATGATTATGGCGCAGGCACCGGCGGCGTTAATGAAATCCAGCGGCTTTCATACAGTGTGCTGGCAACCAATGACGAATTCAATCTTTTGCTGGAAGGTGAAAGAACCATCCGCATTGTCATGAATGCAACACCTGCCACCACGGCAACTGATATCCAGACCGCGCTGCGCAATTTATCAAATACCAGTGCATCCGGCATTACCGTTGCACATGACAGCAGCAACGCTGCATTCCTGGTAACTTTCGGCGGCGATGATGGCAAGCGCACATGGGAAGAAATCAAAGTCAGCGTGATGAAAGGTAACTCCATCTGGACAACCGGCTATGACACGCGCGGCGAGCCTGAAGGCGAAGCCATTATGAGCGATACCCGCGGCTGGCCAAGATGCGGCACCATTCACCAGCAGCGCCTGGTGGTGGGCGGTTTTAAAAGTAAACCCGATGCCTGGATGGCCAGCAAGATTGCCCAGTATTATAATTTCAAAACAGGCGATGCGGATGATGCCGCCATTCTGACCGCGCCGGCAGATGCTGATCAGGTGGCAGAAATTTACCAGATCGTTGTGGGCCGCCACTTAACTTTCTTCACGTCTGATGGCGAATATTATATTCCGAATGAGGCACTGGCAAAAGATGCCGTTTTGAAATTCACCACGGATGCTGGAATTAAAGAAGGCTTGCGCGTTTTCCGCGTTGAAGGTGCTTTGTTATTTATTCAGGATGGCGGTGCATCTGTCCGTGAATTCCTGTTCGTGGATACAGAGCAAAACTATCAGGCGAATAATATCAGCCTGCTATCCAGCCATCTGATTAAAAATCCTGTCGATGCGTGGCTGCGCAAGGGCACACAAACCAATGAACCTGATACGCTTTATCTTGTGAATGAAGATGGCACAATCGCGCATCTGACAACATTGCGATCGCAAAACATTACTGCCTTTACCAAGCACACTATTTCAAACGGCGACAACCTTGCCGTTTCAGTTGATAAAAATCGGAATGTATATTTTATCACGGAACGCGTGATCAACGGCGTGAAAGAACGTTATATCGAAATTCAGGACAATGATATGATTTTGGATGGCGGCAAGGTTACTGTTACCGCCGAAGAATTCGTGCTTGCTACCGATGAAACCGAAGATGAATTTACCTGGACATTTGACAATCCATTATCTGCCGATGCCATTGGCGTGCGCGTTGATGGTGGCCGCCTGGAGCCTGAAGAATATTCCGTAGATCTTGGCACGAAAACGGTCACTTTGGCCGTGCCGGTCACCGGCAAGATCGTGCGCGTTGCCCGGATGATTAACGAAATTTCCGGCGTTGGGCACCTTGAAGGCGCAACCATGAAAATCCGTTTTGACGGATCGCCCGCAACAGATGCCGTGATATCCGGCGGCGTGATGAGTTTCGACAAATATGCCGATACCAGCATTGAATATGGTTTTGATTTTACTGTTTATGGAAAGATCATGCGCCCACGCATGGAGCTTCCAAACGGAACTTCGGCGGATAAATTCAAGCGCATTCTGGGATTGATCGCGTCCGTATTCCAAACGGGTGATTTGTCTTTAGGTGCCAACGGCGGGCGCATGCGATCCATAGATTTGCTGCAATTCGATTCCGAAATTTTAGACAGATCGAATGATGAATTGCTGGTGACTGGCAATGTTCGCATGAATGCCATTTTGGGATATTCGCGCGATGGCCAGATTGAATTCGGGCAACAAGCGCCTGCCCCATTCCTACTGCGCTCTTTGATTTGGGATATCAAAATATGACAATGCTTGCATCCGCCATGTTCGCGGCAGCGCCTGCAGCTGCCGGCACAGCTGCCGCCGCCGGATCTTTCGGCTCCATTATCGCAACGGAAGCTGCCGGCGCGGCTGCATTCACCGGCGCATCTGCCGGGTTTGATATTCTGGGTTTTCTTTCCAATGGGCTGACCATTGCGTCCATGGCCAGCGATATCATGGGCGGTTTCCAGCAAAGCCGTTTCATGCGTGAGCAAGGCGCGGCTGAAGCCAATGCGCTGCGCTGGCAGGCCGAAGATATGAAAATGGAAGCAGATCAGGAAAGCATAAATTCCATGCGCCGCGCAAATGACGCGCGAGAAGAAATGCAGCGCATCACGTCATCACAGCGTCTTGCCTGGGCGGCCAATGGCATGGATGTCACCTTTGGCACGCCAGTGGATGTGCAGCGCGATGAAAAGAAATCCGCAGATATGCAGTTATCAGCTGATCGTAATGACGCGATGCTGCGCCAGCTGGCACGCCGCCGGCAGGCCAGGGAAATGATTATTGAAAGCGATGCCGTGCGTGCGCGCGGCAATTATGGCGCATCCAGCGCGGCCCGTGGTGGCGTGATGAGCGCGATCAGCACTGGCGGTAATTTCCTGATGCGGAGGTCGGAACGTGGTTAATCGTACCGGACGCGGCAGCCCTATTCCTCAAAACCGCCTTCCCGGCGGCACGTCGCAGATGGCAGTGCCGCGGGTGAATTATTCCACTACTGCAGCAAGTGGTGCGGATTTTGATGCGCGTGCATTCCAGCAAACCGCGCAAGATTTGAACCGTGCAAATGAACGCCTGCAGCAACGCCTGGATATTCGCGCGCGTGATGAAGGCATAAAAGAAGGCATGATCGCCGGTGACCAGGGCGATGTGCCATTGCGGAATGACAGCACCATCCGTGGCCGGGCATTCGATGATGCCGCGGCGCGGACGATGCAGGCGCGCACGGATACGCAAATGCGAGTTGATGCTGACCGCATCTTTGAAGAAAATAAACGCAATCCCGGCGCGCTTAAAACTAAAATGGATGCACAGCTGCAGGGCTTGCTGGCATCGCAATTGCCCGATGAAGTCAAGATTGATCTGAAAAACGCCCATGCGCGCATGACGCAAGGCTATTTGAGCGAAGCCGGACGAATTGCAGAAGCCGCACAGCAGGACCGTGATCGGGCGGAATCATTTGTGAATTTAAACGCGCGTATGAAGTCCATCGACAAGCTGGCGATGAATGCGGAGACCGATGCAAAGTCAGCCGAACAGTTGGCACTTGAGCTTCAGGATCTTGAAAAATCACTTAACCGATACGGCCCTGCCGGTAGCGGCGCGTATAGTCAATTGGATATCGCGCGGACACTGACGAACGCCAAAGAGAGTGCCAAAGAAAACCGCGTCTTGGGCAAATTTGAAAAAGCGCAAACGCTGGCCGAAAAAAAGGAAATCCTAAAATCTTTTGAAGATGAGTTTATGGATCCAAGCAAGCCAGCTGATTTTTCCACTGACCAGCTGGATCGCCTTAGCGGCAGAATGCGGCAGGACATTAATCGCAAAGAAGCGGAAATCGAGGGCGGCAATCGGATGCTGGAAGCTGCCGCCAAGACCATGCAAGGCCAAATGGAAAACGGCTTTAATCCCGGCACTGCCGCTGTGCAGCAAATTGAACAGCAGGCAACGCTGATGGGCGATGCGCGCGGACAAGAAACCGCACGGCGCGTGCGCACGCTATTTGAATTTCAGGATATGGCGCGGCAATCAACACCTGCGGATCTGCAGAATTTTATCAATACGGAGCGCACGCGCCTGAATGAAACCGGCGGCAAGGGCGAAGCGCCGGATCCTGTCGCCATCGCGCGCATCGAGATGGGCGAAAAGCTGCTGCAAAATATGAATACGGCACTGGGCAGCGATCCGCTTTCATGGGCCGCGCGTGTCGGCCTGACCCAGGTTAATCCTGTTACCTTCGCCGGTGAAGAAGCAATGACCACCATGCAGCAGCGCGCGCAAGCCGCGCATGTGGTTGCCGCCCATTACGGCACGCCCGTGCAATTGCTGACCAAAGAAGAAACAACGCAGTTTGCCAATAGTTTTGCAGCAGCTGATGCGGACGGTAAAACTGCACTGCTTAATTCCGTGCGCGCAGGTTTTGGCGTTGATGCGCCCAGCATATTTGCCGCTGTCAGCAAAGATAATCCTGTGTTGGGCCATGTGGCCGGACTGATGAACTCTGCGCCTGGTTATGAGGGATTGGCGCGTGATGTGATGATGGGCGATCAGTTAATCAAATCTGATACGATCAAGCTGCTGCCAGAAAATAAAGTTCTGATGGAAAATGTGCAGGATGTATATGGCAATGCATTTGCGGCTGCGCCCGGCGCAATGACTGGCGCAGTAGAAACAGCCAAGCGGCTTTATGCTGCTGCAGCTTATAATCAGGGCAAATTATCTGCAGATGATTTTGACGCGGATCTGTTCCAGCAAAAACTGAATGAGGCTGTGGGCGCGCATGTGGATAGCAAAGGCAATCAGTACGGCGGCATCATCGAATGGAAGCATGACCAGAAGCTGATCATCCCGCCCGATATCAGCGAAAGAGAATTTGAAAATCTGATGGATGATGTCAGTGACGATGACCTTGCTGCAGCAAGTGTTGGCGGCAGCAAGCCACGTCTTTCAAACGGGGAAGAATTCAACGCTGGTGATTTCAGCGATATGTATTTTGTGCCTATGGATAATGGCCGTTACCTAGTTTCCATGGATGACCCGCGCGAAGGCAAGCGACGCTTATTGTTGGGCAGCGGCACAAACGGTTATTATGAATTTGATATTCTGCAACTTCGTAACAAGAAGCAGAAAAAATGAGTGGATTTTTCTATCCTCAAGATACACAGAATGCGACATCACGCATTGTGTCTGAAGCGGCATCTGGCCCTAAAACCGGCTTTATAGATAATTTTGGTGCTGCTCTTGATGAAAACTGGAAAGATAACCAGACAATTGCCGACTTTTCCAATCTTGCGGCAGCATACGGTGATCGCGTACAGGATATAGAAAAACGCACAGGTAAGAGATTGAAAAATCCCATGTTAGTCGATGGGGGGCCTGGTGCGGGTGATATGCTTGTGCCGGGCCATACGGTTAAATCTAGGCGTCAGCTTATGGATGATTTTGAAAGCGAAGCAGAAAAACTTCGCAAAGATTATCCTGAAATAATTACTCGCGATCAAATGGTAGACAATATCCGTCAGCGCGTATATCAGGCAGTAGATACACGTGCTGATATCGCTGATAGAGCCACATGGTGGGGTAAGGCTGGATCATTTTTTGGGGATATGGTTGGCGCAATCACGGATCCGCCAGTTGCCATTTCGATGCTTTTTGGCGCTCCAAAAAGTTCTGGCATATTAAGAACCGCATTAATAGAATCTGGGATTGGTGCTGCAAGTGAAGCATTGGTGCAGCCAAAAATTCAAAGCTATCGGAATGAGTTAGGTCTTAAGGCTGGCTTCGATGAAGGACTAAAAAATGTTGCAATGGCTAGTGCCGGCTCATTTTTATTTACTGGGGCAGTAAAGGTAGCTGCAAAAGGTTTTGATCATGTGGCTGGGCGTAAGCTAATTAATGAATTCGATAAGACAGTTAAGAATCCAACAGCTGAACAGCGCACCGCGCGCGATGCTTATGAAGCAGCAACGGAAATTGATGAAGCTAACCCGCATGCGCCCGGACTGAAGGGCATGCGCGAGCATCAGGATCGCTTTGAAGAAGCGGCAATGGCACTGCATCAGGATCGTCCCGCCCGATTGTCTGAATTGTCTGCACAGCCTATTGCGCGCGATTTTGGCCAGGATCATCTGGACGGCCTGATTTTCAAATTTGCGCCTGGTGATGTTGAGGTTGATGCGCGGACATTCCAGTTCAAAGAAGGCGGCGATGATTTAGGTGTTACCGATCGGCTAAAAAATATTGAGCAATGGGATCCTGTCAAAGCTGGCCAGATACTGGTTTTTGAAGCTGAGAATGGCAAGCGTTTTATTGCGGACGGGCATCAGCGGCTTGGCCTGGCAAAAAAAATTATGGCAACGGATCCTGAACAGAAAGTGTCGCTTTACGGCCAGCTGTTCAGGGAAGCAGATGGATTTACGCCGGAGCAAATGCGCGTAATCGCTGCGATGAAGAATGTTGCCGAAGGTACAGGCACGGCTGTGGATGCGGCCAAAGTCCTACGGATAGCACCAGAGCGAATTGCAGAGCTGCCGCCAAATTCTGCTCTGGTGCGCCAAGCTGGCGATCTGGTGAACCTGGACGATGAAGCATTCCGCATGGTGGTGAATGAACTGGTGCCGCCGAATTATGCTGCCGTGGTGGGCCGCCTGGCGCCGGATGATGCGCAGCTGCAGCGCGCCATTCTGGGCGTGCTGGCCAAAACAGATCCGGCGAATGTGGTGCAGGCGGAAGCCATTGTCCGGCAAGCCATGGATGCCGGCGTGGTGCGCGAAACCCAGCTGGATCTGTTCGGTGAAGAAATGATCGCCAGCAGCCTTTATGCAGAGCGTGCGCGGATACTGGACAAATCGCTGAAAAAATTGCGGCAGGATAAAAAAGTTTTTGATACATTGGTGCGCAATCAGGATAGAATTGAAGCCGAAGGCAATGTTTTATCCCGTGATGCCAATGCCACCCAGGCCGCCCAGGATGCCCGTGCAGTGGCAATGGTACAGATCCTGGCCAACCGCAAAGGAGCCCTTTCAGATGCACTTACCAACGCAGCAAAACGCGCCAAAGACGATGGACATTTCAGAGGCGCAACCAACGACTTCATCAATGCTGTCAGAGGATCAGCTGAGCGCGGCGATTTCGATGGGATCACAATTGGCGACGCAGGACGCATTGTGGAAACTGCACATGAAGGTGGCGCGCGTGCAGCGCAACCAGAGCCACGGCAAGACCACGAAGCTGTAAAGCTGTTTGATGAACCTGCCGGGCGGGGCCAGCAGGAACAAGGCGATTTTCTGAAAAACGATATCCAGCGCGAGATCAGCGCGCAGCGGGATCTGTTCGGCGATGAGCCAGTAACGGATGATTTGCTGGATATGGAAATTCCCATGGGCGAGCGCGTGGATCCCGAAACAGGGGATATCGTGCCGGAAGTCCGCACAGTCCGCGATATCCTGGCAGACCTGGATGCAGACGATGCAGATCTTGAAGCCATCAGCAGGTGCGCGACATGAGCATGAAGGATTGCCTTAACCAAGCCGTAAATGATGGCCGCCTGCGCAAAGGTACTGCCGATGCGGCGGCACAATTATTCGATGAGCTGGAACTTGAGCTGGCGAATAATATGCACGCCAGCCAGGCTGCTGTTGAGGCTGCGCGCCGGACGATGGAAGCAGTGCAGTTTGACCGCATCGAGCGCCGCCGGCGCGAAATGCTGCAGGTTAAGACATGGCAGAAAATCACCAAGAATTTGCGTGAATACAAAAACGCCAAAGGCGAAGTATCCGTGCCAGATGCTGTGTTGGCGCATCTGGATGCCGATCAATTTGCGAATTATTCAAATCTTGCCGCGCGGCAAAAAGCCGTGCTGGGTCGCTTGCATGGCCGCATGGATGAAGTGCTGGCAACCTTCCGCCGTGATCTGACCGGGGATGTGCGTGAAAAAGCATTGCTGAATGATGTTGCGCGTGAACTGCACGGCGTAAGCACCGGTAGCAAAAGCGCAAAGGAAATGGCGCAGGCATGGAGCGATGCAGCTGAATTTGCACGCCAGCGATACAACGCTGCCGGCGGCAGCATTCCCAAGCGCGCGGATTGGGGAATGCCGCAAACGCATGACAGCCGCATCGTGCGTAATACGCCATACAAGGAATGGCGCGATTTCATCATGCCAAAGCTGGATCTGGCAAAAATGGTGGATGCGCGCACGGGCCTGGCATTCACGCCTGAAAGCGCGGAGCTGGCTTTGCGCGAAGTGTATGAAACCATTCGCAGCGAAGGCTTGAACAAACTCAAGCCAAACGGGCGCGGCAGCGGCAAATCGCTGGCGCAGCGCCGCACGGATCACCGATTTTTGGCATTCAAATCTGCGGATGACTGGCTGGCATATAACAACCGCTTTGGCGGCAATGATATTTTTTCCACGATGATGGCGCATCTAGACGGCATGTCACGCGATATCGCCGCGCTGGAAACGCTGGGGCCAAATCCGCAATCCACATTGCGCTATATGGAACAAGTCATGTCAAAGGATGCCGCCGGGCCAATGACAGATGCGCAGCTGGATAAAGTCAGCAAGGCATCCAAATTGATGTGGGATATGTACGGCAATTATACCGGCGCAGTCAGCGCGCCCGTGGATGGAAAAGTTGCGCGCAGCTTTACTGGCCTGCGCAATGTTTTGCAAAGTGCGCAGCTTGGCGCGGCAACATTATCTGCCATCACGGATCTGAACTTCCAGCGCATCGCGCGGCAGATGTCCGGCCTGCAGCAGAAAACAATTTTGAAAGAGTATGTGAAATTATTAAACCCGCGCGATATGGGCGATCAGAAACTTGCCGTGCGCCTGGGATTGATTGCTGAAAACTGGGCAACCATTGCATCAGGGCAAGCGCGCTATGTTGGCGAAGTTGTGGGGCCGGAAGTTTCGCGGCGGCTTTCCGATATCGTGATGCGCGTTTCTGGCCTGTCATCATGGACGCAGGCCGGACGCTGGGCATTCGGCATGGAATTCATGGGCAATATGGCTGACAATGCCGGCAAGGCTTTTGACGAGCTGCAGCCGGCGCTGCAAAAAACCATGAAGAAATACGGCATCAATGCCGATCACTGGGATATCATCCGCAGCACCGAATTGTACGAACACAAAGGCGCAACCTTCCTGCGCCCTGATGACATTGCAACGCGCAGTGATATCCAGCCCAGCCTTGCCGATGATCTGGGCATGCGCGTTTTAGAAATGATCCAGTCTGAAACCGAATATGCGGTGCCAGCAGTATCGTTGCGCGGCAAATCACAGATGATCGGCGATACGCGCCCCGGATCCGTGCAGGGCGAATTGATCAGATCCTTTGCGATGTATAAGAATTTTGCCGCGACGCTGTTGCATACGCATATTGCAAGAATTGCCGCGCAAAAAACCATGGGCGGGCGCGCGGCGATGGCAGGCAATCTGGTTCTGTCCGCAACCATGATGGGCGCGCTATCGCTGCAGCTGAAAGAAATTTCAAACGGGCGGGATCCACGCCCGATGAACACGCCGGAATTCTGGGGCGCGGCGCTGTTGCAGGGCGGCGGCCTGGGCATTTTTGGCGATTTTCTGTTTTCCGATGTGAACCGATTTGGTGGCGGCTTGCCGCAAACGATTGCCGGGCCAGTGGTTGGTTTTCTGGATGATCTGCGCCGCCTAACTTTGGGCAACGTCATGCAATTGCCAGGTGAAGAAAAAACAAACTTTGCTGCTGAGCTGACAAACTTTCTGAAACGCTACACGCCGGGCGGATCGCTTTGGTATATGCGCACCGCATTCGAGCGCGTGATTTTAGACAATATGCGCAAGTGGACGGATCCAGATGCCGAAGCAAGATTTCGCCGCACTGAACGGCGATGGAAAAAAGAATTCGGCCAGAAATTCTGGTGGCGGCCTGGCGAAAGCACGCCCGATCGTGCGCCTGATTTACAAAATGCAGTGAGGGAAAAATGACAGACCAAGTACCAGTAAATGATCGCCGTACCAGATTAACGGCCACCAACGGCCAGACAGAATTCGGGTTTGATTTTCCGATTGCTGAAGATACGGATCTGACTGTTTACACAAACGCCACGCTTGAAGATCCAGAAGATTATACAGTGGACGTGGAAGCGCAGACTGTCACCTTTGATGATGGCCGTGAAACGGATGATAAAGTTATCATCGATGGCAATATGCCGGTGAAGCGCGTGAAAGCATTTCAACGCCGTGGTGAATTCGGCAGCACACAAGTAAATGATGATGCAGATCGTCTTTACCGCATGATGCAGGAAGTAAAGCGCGAAGTTGGCGAAGCATTCAAAAAATCACCCGATGAAGCGGCCGATGTGAGCAGCCGATTGCCAAAGGCAGAAGCCAATCGTGTTCCGAAATGGGATGCAGATGGCAAGTCTTTGGTGAACGGCCCCACTGTCACCGAAATTGAAAATGCAGAAGAACATGCGCAAAGCACCGCAGCGGATGCAATCGCAACCGCTGCTGACCGCGTGCAGACCGGATTGGATAGAGTTGCCACTGCAGCGGATGCCGTTGCCACGGCGGCGGATGCAATCGCAACCGCTGCTGACCGCGTGCAGACCGGATTGGATAGAGTTGCCACAGCTGCAGATGTAGTCCAAACTGGTAACGATGTTATTGCTGCGTCTGGTTCTGCAGCCATTGCGGCCGCTGCGACGGGTTATAAATACACGTACGATAATACGACGACTGCCTCTGATCCGGGTGCCGGTAAAATTCGCTTCGATAATGCAGATTTAACTTTAGCCACGCTAGCGTATATTTCTGAAACGACAGGCGATGCGCAAAATGCAGCAACTGATATTGCAACATGGGATAACGGTACGTCATCAATTCGCGGCCGGCTTAAAATCTTCAAGCGCACAGATCCAACTGTATTTGTTGAGTATGATTTAACAGGAACGAATACGGATGATGGTGCTTGGGACACGTTAAATCTAACATATATCGGCGGTAATGGCACGATCGCAAATAGTGATGTTTTAACGGTTATGTTTTCGCGCAAAGGTGATATGGGGCCTGCAGGTACGCTTGATTTTTCTGGCCTGGCTGCTGAAACGTCCCCGGCAATAGACGATCTGTTGGCATTGTTTGATACCAGTGAAGGCGCAAATAACAAAATGACTTTTGAAAATTTTTTCAAGGTCATAAACGGCTTATCATTTGAGAGCGCACCTGATGGCACAAATGATGCCTTGCAAATTTATGATAATAGTTCTGGCACCGCAAAGAAAATCGCAATTGCGAATGTTTTTAAAACTCTCACAGGGCTGACTTCAAAAACAACCCCTGTGGGTGCTGATGAATTATTGATGAACGACAGCGCAGCGAGTGCTGCGCCGAAGAAATTCAGCATCACCAATATGTTTGCGAATGCGCCGCCGGTCATCACGCCAGCTTCAGCAAGTGGTGGATCTGGGTTCAGATTGCCGCATGGCGCAGCCCCATCCAGCCCAACAAACGGCGATGTATGGACAACCACGGCCGGGCTGTATGCGCGTATTAATGGCGTGACCTATGGGCCGTATAGTACAACTTCTGGATTTGGGACCATTCTTTCCACTACAACGCTTTCGGGCGCAGTCGCATCTGTCGATATTACAATTCCATCTGGTTACAAATGGTACGAATTGATCTGGGATGGTCTTGATAACAACGGTCAAGATTTATGGGCGCGTATCGCGCAAGGTGGCGCATATCTAACTGCCGGGAATTACATGTATGGCTTAAGTCAATTCCGTTATGCATCTGGGACCCTTGTGGATACGAAGGGCGGCGCAGCAGCGGCGACTAAATGGGTTGTTGGGTTGGCGGCCAGCACGTCCACAGGTACGAATGCGGGGAGCCTCAGAATTAAGCGCGCAGACGCACGTCCATCCGCACGTTGGGATAGCCAATATGATGAGAACACCACAACAGGCAACGCCTGGATTGAGGGTGCTGGGTATTATAATGCATCAGCCGCGCCAACAAATATTCAATTGCTTCGCGCATCCGGCAATCTAAGCACCGGAAATATTGTTTTAATCGGAGGGAATTAATATGCAAAAAATGGTTGATGGCGTTTTGATTGATATGACCGCAGACGAGATCGCAGCACGCCGTGCAGAAGAAGCCCAGGAAGAATTGGATATTCCTAAACGCAAAGCGCGCGCTGAAATGGTGGATATTGAGGCGCAGCTTAGAGAAATAGACATAAAATCAATGCGAGCCATTCGGTTAAAAGATGATGCCAGAATTACAGAATGGGAATCTGCCGCGGATGTTTTGCGGCAGCGTTGGCGTGAATTAAATTTACTTAGCAAAGGAGAAAACAATCATGCTGAATAATATCCTGCTTTTACTTTTAACCCTTGTTTATTTTGCCGCGATGCGCCGATGTACCGGATCTGAAAAATCCTGGCTGGGCGCGCATGATGGCATCTTGGGGACGGTTTTATTCTGGGCATTGCCAACCGCGCTTTATTTCCTGATCTTTATGCAGGTGTCATTTGTGCAATTCATCATGATTGGCCTGGCGGCATTTGCAGGGAAAAAATGTTTTCCGCAAAATAAATATGATGACTTCAGCCAGGTGTTTGATAAAAAAGAAAATCATTACCGCTGGGCATATCTCACCATGCGCGGCACGTTCCATTTTATTTTTGTGGCGGCGTATTTGAGCTGGCTAGGCCATGATGTCAGCGCGTTGCTGCTAGTCCCTGCCGGCATGGGCGTTGCTTACTGGTTGGGCCAGAAACTTCCCAATGTTGCATCCTGGCTTCATCGTGGCCGCGAATGGGGCGAGATCCTGACCTGTGTGCCGTTTGGTGTGGGTGCATTACTGACAGTTCTGCAAAATACATAGGTGAAACTATGCAGGAAAATAAACACGCCATTGATATTGCTGTTCTGCAAAACGAACAGGAAAATATTAAAAACTGGATCGGGTCTGCTGTTAAAGCCAGCAATGACAATACCAAGCGCATCGAAAAGAAAATTGATGATGTGATGGAATATATCCACCAGCAGCAGGGCGCGCGCAATTTTGGCCGTTTGCTTCTTGGTATTTTTATACCTGTATCATTGGCATCGCTGGGGGGTGTTGCCTGGCTGCTGGTGAATATCGGGCCGTTACTTGCGAGGGGGTAATCATGGCGACAATTGAAGAACAATTAGAATTGCACGAAGATATCGTTCTGAAACCGTATCTTGATACGGTTGGGAAAACGTCTATCGGCGTTGGCCGCAATCTTGATGATGTGGGTATCAGCAAAGAAGAAGCGCGCATTCTGCTGCACAATGATATCCGTCGCGCAAAGGCTGATCTTGACCGCGCTTTGCCGTGGTGGCGCAGCCTGGATCCAGTGCGTCAAAAAGTGATGATCGATATGTGCTTTAACATGGGCATCGGCAATGACAGCAAGGGCCTGCTGAGTTTTAAAAACACCTTGAAATTTATCCAGCAAGGCGAATGGGTAAAAGCGGCCACCAATATGGAATCATCCAAATGGGCGCGCCAGGTTGGCAACCGATCCGTGCGGCTGGCACGCATGATGCGTACCGGCGAGGATTACGCGCCATGATGCGCTGGGTAGAATTTTTTGAAGGTGAAGATGGCCGCCTGTCCATGACGCGGCTGATGATTTTTCTTTCTTTCTTTCCGGCATCCATGGTGGTGCTGGAAACCGCAGATGAAAACACACTGGGCTGGTACTTGAGTGCCTACGTGCTGGGCTATGTCGGCGGCAAATTAAGCGATGTGGGTTCAAAATGGGCCGCAAGGCCAAGGGGGCAAAATGGCGCAGATCCAATGGGTAATTAAATACTGGCGTATCATCGTGATCATCATCAGCGCAGGTGGCGCATTTTACCTGGGCTGGGCCAGTGGCCATGACAGCGCCCAGGATGCCTGCCAGCGGCAGATCCGAAAATATGAAGATGGGCTTTATGCTCAATATCAGGCGGCACTGGATGACGCTATGCGTAAGTCTGAAGGGCTGGAAAAAACCCTTAAGGTGCAGCGGGATGAATTCAGGACATTGGAACGGAGACTGGAAAATGAAATCAATAGCAGTGTGTATCGTGGTTGCGTCATTCCTGATGGCGGGGTGCAGCTCTATGAAGCTGCGCGGACTGCCGCCAGAGGTGCAGCCGCCCGCTAATCTGACGCAGGCCTGTGACGAGCCAGAGCCGCTGCAGCAGGGTGCGAACATGGGTGACCTGTTAAGAGTGGCCATAAATAATTTGCAGCTGTACGGTGCCTGCAAGGCGCGGCATGATGGATTGTCTGCGTGGGTCATAAGTCGAAGGTAAGTAAATGCTTCACGTGAAACATTTCTAGTCTAACGTGGTTAAACTTTTTGAAGAATAAGAAAGATAAATAACGAGTTTTGAAAGTTAATCTATTGTATTTATTACTATAACAGTTACTACGGATCAGAAGGTTGGGAGTTCGAATCTTCCCGGGCGCGCCAGTTTTCCTATATAATAATGACTTGATTACATATAATTGTTAAACTGGTAAATAGTCTAACGTTAAACTTTCAGGCATCCAGCGCGGTGATATCGTGTTCGCACTCGCGCAATCCGCTGCATCTGCCTGCCGCCGTATAGATCTTGATGGTGTGCCAGTGATTGCCTTCGCAGATGATGCCCATGAACCTGAAGGCACTGCCAGGCCGAATGAATGCCGGCAGCACAGCGACGATATAGGCCAGACTGCCATCCCGCGTGCGGAAGAATTTGCCGGCACTGTGCTGATTTAAGATTGAGTTTGCGGTCATCGATAGCTTTCACCCATGTTACTTATTTCCGGCTTAGTAACATGATCTGGCATTTGCTTTAGTTGAATGAAAATTAAATATTCTTCGCAACATATAACTGCGTGCAATTGAAATTGCGGTATAGATAATTCCCATCAGCAAATTATCGCGCATGGTTATGTGAAAACCAAACAGCGGGAAGATCAGAAAATTTGCCAGCAGGTTAATTCCAAAACCTATAGCAACATTCATCAGTGCTTCTGCCAAGCTCATGCGTCGGGATTGGCTCATCCAAATATCGACTTTCTAATGACTTCGAGTGCAGATCTTTCAGCCAAATGGAGTCGCCAAGTTTTGTGGGTTGTTGCGCGAGTATTCCAATCTCCATCAGTAGTTGCGCCGCAATTGTTACAGGCCGGACGGTTTTCAATCATGTGGGGTTGCGCTGTCGGCCAGGTATTATTGCTATTGCGATATTCTGGTTTGAAGGAAGCAACGCCTTCTGGATCAATGTCGGGGCTACCACAAAAAGGGCAGGGTTTTAGATTTTTCATCATGCTGCCTTTCTCATTCTTGCTTTTTTCCCAGCTTCATATCCCTGCTGAAATGCATCACGCGGATTCATACAGACGCTGCGCCAACTTTGATTGATGCTTGAAAAAATATAAAAAAATAATCCGGCCAATAAGTGAAACGGCATAAGCATAACTAAACTGCAATCATTCATATAATCATATCGGAAAGGC